AAGGTCCAGCGAATACTGTAATTCCTGGTACAAATCCACCATCAAGTTTTCCTGAAACTGCTACGTTTATCGCAGGAATCGGAGTAGAAACTTCTTCCTGCTTAGTGAATACCTTTGACTCACCGAGAGTAGAAGTAGTCTTGATTGTTGAATTCTTTAAAATTTTATCTAAAAGTGACATGGATCCTCTTACTATATTATAACTCGTTTAGTGCGCAAATCAAACTAAAATTACTAACATGACTAAAATGATTTCCTACTTGCAATTCATTGAATTTTTCGATAAACTTATTCACTATTTCTTGCTCTTCTTCTTCTGTTTTTAATTTTGTCAATTTCTCTATGATGGACTCGCCATAGGGCGAAGCATTTAAATCCTTCTGAAATTGTTCTAGATTACTAGAAGTAAAGTATGGTTTGTTGTTGATGTAATCATACATGTATTGTGGGTTGTTTGTCATTGGCGCATTTAAGTGACAACCAGAACAAAGAAGAACTAAATTGTCAACACTACAATCACCTTCTACGGAAGAAGCTATGATATGCGCTCTTTCTAACTTGGTGTTGCTCCATATCTTTTCCATCCATGATTCAAATTTAGGATCATCTTCATGCCAACCAGAGAACTCTTTTTTGTTCTTCTGTTCCCATTCTTCAATTACTTTTCTTTCCCATCTAGGGTTATAGAAGCCGCAAGCAAAGCATTGCGGCTCTCCTAGATCGGTTGTTGACTTTATGTATATTGGGTTGTTGTTCTTTTTTAGATTGAACCAATATTTGGCGATCTTATATCGAGACGGTAATACTTCTGTTTCTTTCAATTGAATAGTTCCTTGTATTAAACGAAAAAAGAGTCAAGCGTTGATATCTTTTTATGGTTCCAACCTATAACTCCCAAAATCAATGTTAGAGGATCTAGAAATGTTTTCTCAAATTGCTTCTCGTAATCAATTGATTCGTTTAACATAAACTCTTTAGGCAAATTAGAAGAAAACGAAATAATGTCTTCTTGAATAACATTAGGCTTCTTAAGGTAAATAAATTTAATCTTCTCGCCTTCGTTAATGGTAGAGTATGTATTGGTCAGATCAAGCTTATTAAGAAGATGGTTGTAAATTAGGGATCCTCGAACATGGATTGGTGTTGCCTTCTTGTAAATGTTAGTTCTGTCGCGATAGTTCGCTAACCCATTAACAGTTCTTGGAAAAGAAATTTCTTCTGGTTTCATTTTAAAGAAAGATTGTTTAAAGGCAGACACGAACTGAATCAAATCGTCTTCTTCTTTTGTCATAATAATCTTTAGCGCGTCTTTGATCTTAGAACGACAAGACCCAGGTGTAGAAGAACGCACTGCTTCAATACCCATGATCTTTAACTTTGGTTCAGAATAACGAACACCTTCTGAGTCATGAACGTGAAGAATGTAACGCTTTTTTGCAGTCCAGATACCACGATCCGCGATTGATTCTCTTTTCATCGACATCTTGTTATCAAACGCATTCATATACTCAGCAAGCTCAGCATATGACTTGTCAATGTAAGGACCGATTTGATCTTCGCAGATCTTATCGATCAGGTTAATTGTTTGTTCCTTATTTTTGTTTTTAACAAATTTAGTGACGATCGGATCGAAGTCAATATAGACTGAATCTGTATCAACAGCAATAATGTAATCGCGATTACTGCCAAGCAACTTATTGAAATACTCATTTAACTTCCTCTCAATCCAGCGAATTGACAACTGTCCTGAAACAGTGATCGCTTCTGCCAACCTTGAATCGAAAAACCTGAAGTATTGATTACCCATAGCACCATACGCAGAGTTTAAAGCAATCTTTTTCGCCATCTGCAGATTTTTGTATTTTGAAATCTCGTTTGTGTATTTCTTTAGTTCAACTGCGTTTAGCTCGTGTTTCTTAGCTTCTAATTCTTTTTCAACAAAGAGTTGCTTCTTTTTATATTCCTTACGTTGATCGAACATCCATGCCATCAACTCAGGTAAAAATCCTCTCGCAGTACGATCAAACATATGACCGTTTGCTGTAACACAAACGTTTTGATTTTTAGCCCAAGAAGTATCTAGCTTCTTCTCAACTAGTTTGTTGATATCCAAGTTTTTAAAACTATTTTCTACTAAACACTCAGGCGAGATATTGTACTGCTGAATTAACATCGGATATAGAGATGTTAAATCAAATGACACGACCCAGTTATGGAAACCTACCATCGGGTCTTTAACGAACGCACCTTCAATCGAAGTCTTTTTTGACTCTTTGCGAGAAGGAATAACATAACCCTTCTTGAGTAGATGGTTGTAGATGATAACGTCCCACATACGAACCTGACCGAACACGTCATCAAAGTTTACCTTGGCGTCATAAGCCATGGTGATCGCAAGCTCGATCAACTTCATCTTATCTTCTAACGCTTCTACAAGAGTAATGTCATGAGCGTTGTAATCAATAAACTTTTCCCAGTCATTCTTGTAAAGAAGATGAAGCGAACCGTATTCAGAATAATCAATCTTCTTTACACCAAGCTCAACCGAAGCAATGTGATCTAGCTTGTAGCTCTCTTGATTTGTGTAGGTGAATTTCTTGTACAGGTCAATGTAATCAAGAACTGAGATGCCGAAGATTTCATAAGTAGATTGTGTTCTTCCCATGATCTCAATTTCGCGTGGTTTTAGAATACGCCAAGGTGAAAGATAAGAAGCCTTTGTGTCACCGAACAGTTTCGTGATGCGGTTCGTGAGGTAAGGGATATCGAAGAACTTAACGTTCCAGCCTGTAATAATATCTGGGCAGTTGTCGCGCCATACTTTCATGAACTTCTCTAGTAACTCATGTTCCGAAGAACACTTTACGTAATCAAAGTTTCCTGTGTTCATACGATTATATTCACCGCATCCAAATACAATCTGTTTAGATTGGTTCGTGAACTTAATCGCGATGGCGTTGACTACTTCAGAAGCGGATGCGATATCAGGAAAGCCGTTCTCACACTCCGTCTCGATATCAAGATATGCGATCACGATATTAGAGAGATCCCAATGAATATCAGACGGATAGTTCTGCGAAATGTATTGGTAAGGAGGTTGGATGTCGCCGTAGACCGAGAAGTTATCAACGCCTTTGTTTGACTCGATAAACTCTTTTGTTTCTTTGATCGAACCTGCGTCGAACTGTTCTACGGGATAACCAGATAGATTTTTAAATTTAGTATTGGAAGTCTTAGATTTGGCAGGAACCCAGATGGGAGGATGGAAGTCAGTTACTTCTTCATTGAACCGACTTCCATTTTCTACTTTACGAACGAATAGCTTGTTACCCCAAGCCTGTACATTGGTATAATGGTTCACTATTATATTATAGTATGAAGTTGATTGTTAAGCTAGAATTATTTCTTCTGAATATTGATTTACTTTGGCCAACAATTCAGCACCATAACCTGTGTTTAGATTTAAACCTCTGCCACCAATTATTTGTGTAACTGCTTTGTTCGCTGACTTTTGATCTGTAAATGTAAGATTGTTCTTTAGGCCGTACTTGACAAAATTTACAGAAACCATAGCAGACAAAGAAGGATTGTTTACGAGCCAGTCTGGGTTCTCAACGATATCAAACCCAGATAGGTCACCAAAGTATTTGTAATTGTTCTTTCCTGTTAGCTGAATATATCCGCGACCACGATACTTCCAACCATCACCAGGTTCGGTGTTGCCCATGGACTTACCAATAGAATTACCAGAACCATAGATCAACTCAGCGAATACTTCTGGATTTGCCTTTGCTGCGTTTAATTCTTCATCTGTTAGACTAGCTACTCTTGAACCAAAGATAGAACGAATCCTTGGGTTGCCAGTCTTTGAGTAATTGAGGTTTTCTTCTTTTGGAACCAGACCGCATTCTTTCTTCATGTTGGCAATGATTGCCTTTTGAAGAAACTTATCAGTTATTCCACAAGCAACAAATGCGTCCAGGATGGGTTGTAATTTGTTATCCATATCTATGTCCAGAGAGATCCTCTGATTTTGATTAAAGCTATCAGATTCTTCTCGTCTTCCTTTTCGTATTGTTGGTCGATCTCATGACAATGATCCAGAGTTTCTCTTAACTCATTTAAAATAGAACTTTGTTCTGCGTCTTCTACTTTCTGAGTATCTAAAAAATAATCAGTTCGGAGAGTTTTCATATCGACTCGTTTTGATAATTCGTAATATTTTTCATACGCATCTTTTCTGCTAGGACGAGTTACAGTCCACCAGTGATACAGATCCTTAATGAGTTTGCATTCTTTAGCTTTTGATCTAGAGTAGTGGTCATCATTCTTGTCTAGTTTAAAATCCAAATAACGCAATCCAAGATCAGCAGAACGAACTCCGAACTTTTTCTGCCACCATGTCAACTTTTCATATTCATCTTGGACGCAACAAGTATGAAGGTGAGCAAGTTCAACTTCCACATAATCTACAAGCAGCGAGAAATTTGCATGTAGCATTCTCATATCAATGTCATAATAACCTGGTTTGAGTTTGGTATCTACAATGTGATACTTATCGGTGAAACGATATCGGAAGAAGTATTTGATATTCCTGTACGCGTCTTTGATATCATACAGCACTTCTTCAATTTTGTCTTTGATCATAATTTGTCCTTTTTAAAAATTCGAGGGAGGAAGAACCTCCCTCGATTCACATATGATTATTTAGAAGTGATTTGGAACTTCTTTGGCCTTTTGTTTTCAGGAAGCACTAGTTGTAACTTAACTTCTAGCATTCCGTTCTTAAAGGTCACTTCCTTTACCTCGACGTACTCGTGAAGAGTAAACGCTTTAGTGAAGGAACGTTCGGCAATACCCTTATGAGCATAACTAAAACCTTCAGGTAAATCCTTGGATTCTACATTACCAGTGATGATCAATTTGCTATCCTTTACGGTAACATCTAATTCATCAGGTGAGAAACCAGCTACTGCTAAAGAAAGAACGAATTCTGAATTGTCACTGTTCTTTAATAGATTGTAAGGAGGAAAGGTGCCAGAAGTCTTGGCTTGCTCATTCCAATAAGCAGCCAGTTGGTTTGAATAAATCGGGAAGTAATTCCAGATGTTTGTATCCCAATCCGTTGAACTTCCACCTGAGAGGTATGTTCCAGTCGTATTACCAACAGCGGTATTCGAACCAGAAGTAAGTGTGTATGTCTTTGTTGCAGTCATTTTATTTTCTCCATTTAAGCGAGATTTAAGTAGAAGACCCCGAAGGCATCTTCACCTATATTTATTATATAACTATTCGTGTCTTTTCACAAATTTATTGAAATTTTTCACTAAATTAATTTTTCCACTCATATGTTCTATAACAAAAGAACCTGTCTCGCACATATCCCCTGTGTTGATATACAGGATATCATCTATTGTCTTGTATTCTGGTATGTGAATATGACCTGCGGAAACAGTTGCAAAACCCTTTTTCTTTGCATAATCTACAACGAAACTATCGAACTTTGATAGTATTCCAATTTTTTTCTTGGTCTGTTCTTTTAGATACTTAGATAACGACCAATAATCAAGTCCGAACATTTTTCTTAATTTATTGTAGTAGTGATTGACGTAAACTAAACCGTCATATAAAACAGATCCTATTCTAGCCAACCATTTATGAGATCTGATAACGAAGTCGAATATGTCTCCGTGAACAAAAAGTATCTCGCCGTGTGAGATAGATTTATAGGTGTATCGATCTGTTATTGTTATTGTACTTCCGAAATGAAGTGGAGCGTATTCTCTTAATACTTCGTCGTGGTTTCCAATGGTGATTATTATTTTCACACCTTGTTTCGCCTTTTTAAACAAGGCCCTAATAACTTCGGTGTGCTTGTCGGACCAATTACTTGAAATAGACAATTGCCAAAAGTCGATTACATCTCCGTTTAGTATGATGTAATCCATATCGAAATGTTTTAAGACGTTTATTATCAAATCTGCGTTACAGGCTTTTGCTCCTAAATGCAGGTCGGACATCCATAGGGATTTGATTCTCAAGGTTCCATTCCGTTTCAAAATAAATTAAAGAGGGACTCCGAAGAGTCCCTCTGTTTTAAATTAGGTATCAGGGAAAGCAGCGTCGTCAGCAGCATCATTGGTAATGTTCTTGAACGCTACCAAGGTTTCGTTTAACTGACGTCCGAAGCGACCACCCATCAAAGGCGAACCTGTAGCAGTTACACCTTGGAGAAACACACCGAAACCAGGTGCACCGTCAGATGTAATAGCAACTAGAGCAGCAGTTGCGCCAGTTTGTGCACCAATAGCAGTTGTAAACAACTGAATACCAGTTGCGCCAGTGGATCTTACGAAGTAAGTTGTTCCTACTGTTAGACCAGTCACACCAGTTGCGCCAGAAGCGCCACCATAAACTACTGGATCGCCGTTCTGTAGAAAGGTTGGTGTCGAGAATGTGATTGTCTTAGAAGTAGTGTTAACATTAGTAGAATTGTTATAAACAAGATTTGCAGGAGCAGTAAATGAAACTGATACTGGATTTACCAGACCAGTTGCACCACCAACCCAATCTGCTGGGCTTGTTGTATACAATCCGTTGCTGCTAAAGGTTACGCTTGATACTGAGTTGTTGTTAGACAATACAGCTGTACCAGAAGCTGCTAGAACACCTGTTGCGCCTCTTGTTGTAGAGAAAGAAACAGTTGGAGCAACTCCGCGATAACCAGAACCACTATTTGTGATTGCAACAGAATCAATTCCGCCATAACCATTGATGTTTCTTACCCAACCAGCGTGTTGTGGGTGATTGTTGTAGGTTCTAGATACTTGTTGTTCTGTTGGTGAGAAAGTGCCAGTCGCTCCAGTTGAAACACCGTAAACGTCTTTACGACCAGTGATTGAAGATGGATCTGTGATAAACTTTACGTGCTTTGGTTTCTGCTGAACGAAAACAGTAGCACCTGTTGCACCAGTAATTGTGCCGCCGAATTCTGCGAGGCGAACAGTTACTTGTGTTGCTGAGTCAACTGACTTGATTACATATTCTTGACCAGCGTAATTAATTGAGTCTCCAGCCAGAGTTGCCTTTGTGAAAAAGCTATCCGTGCCAGTTTGACGGGTGATTACTCCGCCTGTGGTGATATCGTATTTACTTGCAAAAGTTACAATATCTTTATTACCGTGAGTAGGCATTTAATTCTCCTTGAGTATTAGCAATTCTCAAATACATCATTCAGGACCATAATACTATTTAGGGAATTTAAGACGTCGCCAAAGGTGTCACGAGCCTATCTAACCAATTAAACCTCTTGTATCCATAAGAACCAAGGCAAAGTTTGCAATCTTCTTTTAGCGTGGGAGGCCAATATTCTTCTGGTACATTTTCAATACCAGTTTTCCACGCTTGTTTTTCACTATGGTTATCTCTACCTTTATCCCTCCACTCAACGACATGTCCGTATTCGTGAATAAGAAGAGAGGTCAACATATTATAATTTTTTTCTTTTGAATCTTTGTACAAAATAATATATCCATCAGAACCAGCTTGACCATTGATGATTCTGTCTTCTACGGGAGTCTTGGCGAACTCGTAATAAGTTGAATCAACTTCTACGGTGATATCGTCTTCTATTACCCATTTCTTAAAAGATTCAAACCGCTGCTTTTCTGTCATGTATCACTTCCCTGTTAAACCGAAGCCGCCGATATAATCAGTCTTTGTTGTTGGTTTATCACTAACTACTTTTTGCATCATAAACTTTTACGGGAGTGTATTCGGTAAGATGTACGCATAAATCAAAACAAGCTGAATTAGAAGTTGCGAAAAAAGGATCGCGCACTTCTAAATTCAGCTTGTAATATTTCAAATTTATCATCAAGTAATAACCTTCTCTTATATAACTATTCTACCTTAGAATTATCCTCAAGTAAAGAAATAGTTTTTTCTGTTTTAATATCTATTTGATTAGGATTAGAGGCTATCCTTCCTTTTAATACACCAACTAATGCACCGAGTACAAAGTACAGCTGCTCAGTGGCACCATCAAATTTCAATAAAACAAAAATTCCAAGAACAAGAATCAAAAACAACAAAACAATAATATTGCCACCTTCACTCGCTATACTTCTAACGAAGATCTCCCACTTACTATTGCAAAATGTTTTTAAGTTTTGTTCCACGGATTATCTACTTTTCTTTAAATTTAGCGTAAGCCAATTCGACAGCTAGGTTTAAAATGTATTCGGCAACAGGGTTAATATTTTCTACTTGAATAAGAACAACCTTTGCTAGATCGCGCAGAAGAATTGCTCGATCTGCTCCTGTTTTGAAGTAATTTTCCACACCGTATTGTTTGTATACTGCTAGAATCTGATCATCTGTCTTGTTAGGCGTGAGTTCTGCAATGCGCTTAACAATAGGATATGCCTTCTCCACAAGAGGACCGACCTTATCTAGAATAGATAGAACGGAACCGATCTTCTTGCTTGTATAAGAACTAAATAACTTCTTGAAAAAATCGATTATTTTCATGATGTCTCCTTAAGGTTTTGAAGCGGTCACGTATAATAAGGCACCGCTCAGGCCATAGGTAATGAACTTGTCATACCATCTCGGTTTAGTAATTCTCCTAATGTGATCAGAAGTCTCAGCGACATTTTTGGTCACAATAGGAAGGTTAGTTGCAACGGCAGAAGAAACTTTTGTTGAATCTTCTACCAACTTCGGTACAGAATTATTTATTATTCTGAAAGTTTTGGAACCATCTCTGACAACGTTTCTTGTGTCGATCAATAAATCAGTTGTCATATTTTGCCAGCACAATTCGTTTATCTCGCAATTAGTTTGTTCTTCTAATCTAGAAGCGATTAACCTTATCTCCTTTGGTAAGGTAGAATATTCTTCCGCGAGGTTCTTGACTGTATTATTAGTGACAGTTAACTGAGAATTTAAGTCCTTGCGCGCGAGACGAACTTCTGCGAAAAGGTTATCTTCTATAGAGTCTAAGCGATTAAACGTTTTTGCTTCTACGGAAGATAACCTGTTTTCTATTTTGTTTGTTGTTCTATCAAGAAAAGAAAAGGTATCTTTTCGGATAGAAGTTACTTCTTGGAGGGTTTCGTTTTTTGTTTCCTTGGCGATTAAAACTAATTCTTGACTGGTATGTTTAACAGTTAAAGAAATGTCATAAATAATCCAAACAAAAGCACAGAGGCATATTACCTTTACGCCTTCTAATATTTTAGTGTACATATGAGTTCTTCTAGTTGGTTGATCTTATAGGTATTTATAATGTTGCCTTCTTTAAAATGATATACAATCGGTGTAATTCTGATATTGTAGTTAGCCGCCAAATCTCGATTTGTCTCAATATCAAGAGTAAAGACTCTGGGATGGAAAGAAAGTTTAGCGAGAACTGGTGCTAATTTCGCAGAGTTGGAGGAAGAAAAAACAACCAGCGATTCTCCTGAAGAAGTCTCGCTGGTGAAATTTTCAGAATTTAGAACCATACTGTTCTCGTTTAAATTCGCTTTCTTTTAGATTTAAGGAATCTGCCAAGGTCCATCACCGACACGGCACTTTTGAATCTTGGCGTCAACTTCTTTTCCTTCGACCTTAACCTTTACTGGAAATTCTTTGCATTCGATATTTTGATAAACCGATGCATCTTGTTGATAAACTGGTGCATCTTGTTTCTTCGGTGCAGTTTTAGAACCGATAATATAACCAGCCAAACCAGCGCCAATGCCAATAGCAGTAGTAGCTGCTCCTGAGATCCCAGGCAAGTTGTTGTAATAACGATAATTTAGGTTCCGATAATAGTTTCTATAGAAATTATTATAATAATAATTTCTGTAATATAAATGTTCAGAACCAGAAGGCCAATAAGTTTGACCAAAAGAAATAGCAGAAAAAATCAAGAATACAACAATTAGTTTAAACATTATATTTCTCCTTTAAGGTACTCTTAGTTGTTTCGTCAAATTTATTTAGTTCTTTGAAAAACTTTATATTTTCAACAACAAAAGAACGCCATTGACACTTCTCAAGATCATAAACGGAAATGCTTTTATCTGATCTTTGTTTATAAGTCTTACTTACAGTTGGATCTTCTTCTGTGTTCTGAGGAATCAACTGGTTATGTAAGGTACACACCATGTGTCTTACTGTTCCATCTTTCTTCTGAAAGATTGCATAACACGGACCCTTCATTAAAGAAAGAACAATATGATTTCTAAATTCAACAGGGCCATTAAATTTTTGCATATCACTTCACGGGATGATTTAAGTTTAAGAGCAACGTAATATAATGCGCTGCCTTTAACAGATCTTTCTCGTTCTGACCTTCCTTTTTACCATATCGAAGTAAATACTTCGCTGCATTACCAACATAAAACGATTCAGCATGGCCTGATGCAATTAAGAGATCTTGAACCTGCACAGGTTTGCCGTCTACAGTCGAGACATAATGTTGACCATAGGTTGTCTCAATATACTTCTTGATTTTTTCTAACTGTTTATCTTCATTATAAGAAAACATATTACCTCAAAAAGGTGGCCCAAGAGCACTTGGGTGCTCTCGGGCTTCATGGTATGAACAAAGTTAAGCTTCTAGTGAATAGAAAGCGACTGGCTTACTAGAAGTACGAGTTGCCTTCATAGTGGTACGAATATCAAGACCTTCTTCACGGAGGTCATAGATACGAGCACGAAGATTCCGTACGCCGAAGCGGGAACGCGCCTGCGCAGCAGTAAGCGAACCTCCCCTTTCTAGAACAGAAGTAATCTTTTCATTCTGCGACAGATTTGACATAATTTTTTTCTCCTATCAAATTAAACTACTCATAGTAGCTTATCAACTACTACTTTATTAGTATACCGTACTAACGCCCAAAGTCAAAGAATTTTTTTTGACTTTTTTTTAGTATTCCTCGCGCGCAGCGTGAAGAACACAAGAACTTTATTTCCTTTTAGAATCAGTGACTTAGCTGTAACTCATTGATTCTAAAAGGCAAGGCTTTTTATAATTTTTTTAGCCTATATATATCTTTTGTACAACACCATTTTTTACTTGTAGGTTAACACGAGACACATTATAATCAGAAGTTATAAGCGTCGGCATGTTGTTGTCTGAAGAAACGCGGAAGGGAATGCCAATATCTTTTAAATACTGACACGCTTCCTGAACAGTTTTCCCGAATAAGAAACTGTAGTCCATTTATTTTCCCTGTTAATTACTCGTCGCTCATGTTCTTGAAGTAAGCGAGTGCTTCATCTTCGTCGTCAGAAGATTCCTTCCAAGGCAAGTCTTCTTCAGAAGAAGTCGCAGCCTTTGCTGGTGGTGCTTCTTTGATCTTGAACGAAGGCGGTGCAGCTTCAGCCATTGTCTGAGAAGCCGCTGCTGGTTTATTACCAAGCACCTTATTCATACGAGTCTTTAGCTCATCGTAATTCTTGAACTTAGATGGTCCGACTTCCTCGGAAAGAGAAAACTGAGAGTTCCAAAGTTTTTCTAGCTTTGCTTCGTCACCGTCAAACAGAGCCGAAGGAGCCTCGAACATAGAAGAATCATAGTTAGGATAACCTTCAACCTTCTTGATCTTTAGACGGAAGTTAGCACCCTTCCAGTAATCAAACACATCAGTTGGCTGTTCGTCAGCAAACTCTGGCTGCAGCTTTTCCTGAATCTTCGAGAACAGTTTCTTACCATACTTGAACAGGAAAACCTTACCTTCATTCTGTGGGTTCTTTGGATCAGAAAGCACAAGAATGTTGGAGATAAAGTGCTGCTTGCGTTTACGCTTGCGTACGATCTCCTTATTGGCGTCGATACCAGTTGCCCAGAGTTCTGAGTTCATTTCAGAAACAGGATCAGGTTGACCGATAGTAGTAAGAGAATTCTCGATATACCATCCGCCTGGACCCTGGAAACCGTGAGAATAGAAAATTACCCATGGAACCTTGTCGCCGTTTGATACAGGGAGGAAACGAATCAGGGCTGTACCGTTACCAGTCTTTTCGTCTATCGGAACAGACCAATAACGTTCGTCGATATACTTAGAGCTAGAAGACTTCGTCTTTTCTAGTTCGTTAATCAAGTTGTTGATACTTGAATTGCTTTTGTTCTTTAGATCTTTAAAGTTCATTTGTTTTATTTCCTTTTCTCTTTGTCGGCTTAGGTGCCTGTTGCGAGTAAATTTCTAGTAGTTTGTCTTTGTACTTCTTTAACTCATCGTTCTTGGTATCAAGCGTTGTTTTCAAAACATCATAATCAACCACCCTTTGCTGATGGTTCTTATATAAGTTCGCCATTACCGAGTGCAATAATTCTACGCCACGATATACAGACTCAAAGATATTGTCGATGTCTTCAGGACTCAGGCTTATAGTAGTTAAGCCATCCTCTGATGGATCATCTCCCAATAGCTCATCGTCGTCTTTAAATTCATCTAGGTCATCATCTTCGTCATGATTACGATCAGCCATTAATCACCTCTTTACTTATTATAATATATTCAGCTCAAAATGTCAAGCGTTTTGGATAAAATAGTTTTAAGCTCAGAATCTCTTGGAAAATACTTTGCCACAAACGGATAGTATTTCTTTAGAAAGAATTCTGTGTCGCTTAATAGCGGATCCATTGAAAATTTCGCCAAATGTACAGACACATCAAACACACGATCAAAACATAGATATGTTTCTTCTGAGATTACATTTCTGTGTAATAAAAGATAGATATGCGGTCTCTGTTCATCAGTTCCTTCTACTAGTTCCTTTATTGAGATTTTGTTTTTAAGACAATGATTTACAACATCAGAAATTTCTCTATCAAACGAACTTCGAAAAGATTCTAAGTAGCCCTTTCTTTTCAGGTATCGAGATTCGTTATCAGGACTAAACAAATCTCGACTAGAGAAGTTTCTGTTCTTTTTTACTTCAGTTAAGCACTTGTCTAAGAACTTGTCAGTGTTAAAAACCTTTGCCATTTTCTCGAAAAAGTACCTGTCGTTTCTTCCTTGAAATGCTGATACAGAAGTGGTTGTCTTTCCAGCAGACTTAAAGAAATCGTAGTTCTTGTTTTTAAAATGAAGTTTGATGGCAATGAAATATCGGTAATAATTAAATGATCTCTCAGAAAGGTTCATACTTAAATAGGAAGAGTAGAGATGTCGTTGTATTTTCTTTTTAACATTCTATTGACACGAGCGGATTCTTCAATCTTAGACTTAAGAGAGGAAGGAACGATCTTTCCTACTGACTCGACGTCAAGGTTGTTCTTCTCACAATAGAATACCGTGGCATCGATATAATTCATCTTATTCCGATAAACGATATCTGAGATATCTTGCACCAACTGCTCAGGGGTTATTCCAATCATCATATAAAGGTCTTTCTTTTTTATTCTACTCATTTAGTATACCTTGATTGGATGTAAAAGTAAAGAGGTTTTTTTTATCTAATCGCTTTACTTAGGAATAAAAAAAAGTTACAATAAGTATGTTCTACGAAAATAATATATTTAGTTACTTATTAGCCAATCCAGTAACTAAGTCTTCAAGAACTCCCTTAACGATAACTCTTATATTAAGTCTGGTTGATAACTCTCCTAATGAAGCAAGTCTGATCCTTCGATCTAATTCTTCCATAGCTTCATCAACAGAAGTTGGAATTCGTTTTTCAAAGTTTGAGTTGATTTTCGACATAGATGTTTTTTAGATTTACTTTCTTAATAGAGTAGTTAAATTCCTCCGACGTGTAGATTTTTAAACGCTCAAGGAAATGATTTAGAGTGTAATTCTTTTTATTCTTCCAGGTAAGATCATCAGAGATGTCATAAACAATAGACATTTCCTTTTTATCCGATAATCTTAGAACTCTTCCTATTGACTGTAGAGTGCGTACTCTCGATTTTGAAGGGTACGCAAATATAATATTGGCTAACGACTTTATATTTATGCCCGTTGAAAAGACCTGAGTTGATGCAACAATGATTGCGTTCTCGGCGTTTTCTACTTTTTTTCTGACGTCTTCTCGGATAGAAGTTTCTGTTCCGCCGTATATAAAGTAGATATCGCGGTCAGTTGATTCCTTGATCAGATCAAAGATAATCTTGCCATGGGTTTCTACTCTAGAGAAAAGGACCAGAGTGTTACCTTTTGTGGACTTCGCTAGATCAGCGATAAACATGTTCCTAAGCTTACCACCGATAATATACTGGATCTCTTCTTCGTAGTTGTTGTTTTTGTTTTTAGCCTTTTCTTCTTTTGAATAATCAATCAAAATACAGTTAATCTTGAACTGAGACAAGTGTTTGTCCTTTACCAACTGCGAAGTAGAAGCTACTTGAACAACTTTTCCAAAGAGGCCTTCAAGGATTAGCTTGTTTGTTTGTGAGCCGTCTAGAGTTCCTGTAAAACCGTATCTGTATTCAGCGTTTGACATTTTTTCCAAGAGTCCAGAGATCTCTTTTGACTTGTACAGATGGCACTCGTCGCCGATCACTGCATCAAATGGATCAAAGTATTTTGCTGGTTGATCGTATAGGGATTGCCAAGTCGAGATAACAATACGCTTGTCTTCTCTCTCCATTCCAGAGTAGATCCTCGTGCAGTTGGCAACAACATTCCATTCACCGTTTGCGTAGTCTTGGAAGTCAGCGTACAACTGCTCTACAAGAGATGTAGTGGGAACAAGAATAAGGATTTTGCCTTCGACCTTGGAAAGAAGGTTTCTAGCAATCGTATAGATGATTAGGGATTTGCCTGAGGCAGTAGGGGAAAGGAAGATCGCACGCTTGTACTTCTGAGCATTGTAGATTGCTTTGGCTTGGTACTCTCTGGGTTCGATTCTATTCCCAGAAGAATACCATTTGTTGAAGGAAAGTGGAATTGGTTTGGTATTAAACTCTAAATCAGTTCCGAAGGTATAGTCGCGTTCCTTGGCCCACTCCTCGATAGAGTGTAGCAAACCAGAATAGACTTTATTCGTTCCTGCTTTAATAAGGCGAATCTTGCCGTCCCAGTATCTCTTCCTGAACGACGGCATAAATTTAGCCGAGGGGACATCAAATGTAAAGGAGTCAGATAATTCTTTTATGATGCCAGGATCGGCCTCGACCCTGGACCATACAGAGTTAACTCTAATTACCGAGATGTCATGCGCCTGATTCAAACCTGATTATATCTACCATGTTCTTGATTTGGTAGTTTCTTCCAGAAATTTCCTTGAGAGTGCGTTCTAGCATCTCTACAATTGTTTCCTGATAAGAAATCTTATCCATTAGGTCTTGGAGTTTTGAGTCTGCGTCAAGGTAAATGTCAACGTCTTGGCGCAATACCTTTTTGTCCCAAGGTTCCTCAACATATTTATCATCTGGTTTCTGACCCATGTAGAACTCTCTGCGGTCAGCGTACATTTGAAACGACTTCCGCTTCAACATTCTTAACTTCAGCTTCTCATCTGTATAGATGGAAAGGTACTTAGAAAACAACTGAGGAGTTCTGGATGTCTCATCAACAAGGTTAAACCTGTCAATCTTAAGATCCGCTGCAATCGCTTCTTTGATTTCCTCTAAACTCATTTAGAACCTCTTTCAAACGCTTATAATAATCTTTTCTAGACTTGATGAAAACTTTAACTTCCGCATCATATGTCATCATAAGGATAACAATTTGCGGGACTCTGATAGAAGTAATCTCTTCGAACATCAAAGAGTAGCAAGTTGCCTGAAGGAAATATGACTCAATGTGTTCTTCCTTCTTCATCTTGCGTGCTGTCTTGAAGTCGATAACAGAAGGTATACCATTGAACTCGGCGATACAATCTGTTCTTCCAGCGAGTTGTAGTACATCAGAATACAGGCAAGCTTCCTGACAGAATACGTTGTCAATACACTCGTCTATAATTGGTTCTGCTGCATTGAAGACCCATTTCTCTTGAGGTCTCGCGAAGTTTATATAGCCTTCTTTATTGTCTATATAATCTTCAATGATCTTATGGATGTTCGTTCCAAAGGTAGTGGCGTAGTTCGAGATCTTATCGGCTTCTTCTTCGCCGACTCGCTTACGCCATTGTTCAATTGAATCTTTGGAAAGAGATCCCATGACTGTAGAAACAGAAGGATAAGAGTTGCCCGTTGGCGTGACATAGTATCTATGCCCTTCCTTATAAAAAGTTTCTAGCACAGGGATCTCTAATCCCTTATGAATAAATTTCTTCACCTATTCGTCTCTAAAATTTAGATCTAACTTTCGTTTAGCTAAGATGTATTCCTTTACCAAACCGCTACGTACAATGTCTTCTACTCCGAACTCGATAATATCAAAGGATTCCATTTCCTCGATAATACGAACAAAGTCAGGTAACCCTGTTACATCATTACACTTCTTGTTAAGGTCAGTCTGTTCAATGTCACCACAAAAGATTAAAAGCGACCCAATTCCGAGTCGAGATATTACCGTATCGAGCTCAGCGAAAGTGCAGTTCTGGAATTCGTCAAGAATCACATACGTGTTATTAATCGTTGTGCCTCTTAGATAGGAAGTGGAGCAAAACTCCACAAATCCTTTGCTCTTAAGAACTTCATAAGCGTCGCCTCTGCCAAACAGTTCAGCGAATACGCCTTTGTATGGTTCTTCGTAAACAGCCATTTTTTCTTTAACCGTTCCAGGTAGAAACCCGATGTCGCGCGAAGCAACAATTGAACGGATAATCATAATCTTGTTAGGACGTTCGCCCTTTCCTTTTATGATGTCGTTAAGTGCAAGAAATAACGAGAGGAACGTTTTTCCAGTTCCTGCTGTTCCCATTAAAACCATATTCTGACCTTGTTGAAATGACTCAATAACGTCTTTCTGACATTCGTTGATTGGTTGAATATTCTTAAGAGTAAACGACGAATCAATTTTAGGTTCAACTGATTTTCTTGGTTTCGATGTCTTGCTTGCCATATGTTTTAGATATCTCTAGCGTGATTTATTTTTGTGTTGCCCATAGAATGATTGGGGTGTTTTTGTTTGATCTTGCCAAGAACGTATTTGCTGAAATCTGCTGGCGGCTTGGTGACGCCCATACGAACAGGATCGCCAATTAACGGGGCAGCAGTTTTTCTTAAAATTGTTTTGTAGTTGCAAGAAGGACAAGGCTTTTGTGTTGGTTCGTCTACCCTTGACATAGGAAGAAACAGTTCGAAGGTTGTCCCACATTTTTCATTGGAACAATAGTAATCATAACGTGGCATATAGATAACCTCTCAACGTATTTATCAACAAAAAAAGGCTGGACCGAAGCCCAGCCTGAATGGAAACAACATCTATTAAAGATTAGAAAGGAGAAGCTCGTCTTCATCAACCGACTGATCACCCTGCTGTTCTTGACTCAGAACAATAGTGTCATCAACCTTCTGATAAAGGGAACGGATAGAGGCTTTGGTTTCTTCGTCGAAGCGGGAAGTGCAATATTCAATCGCGGCCATCTTGTTCTGCTTGCCGAAGGCATAGAAGTTCAGGATGTGAATCAAACGACGAGTGGTGATGACTTCATCAATGGCGCCTTCCTTGAAGGTAGCGCGAACAACACCAGCCCATTCAACAAGCTTAGCAGCGAAGTCTTGTGTGTCTTTGTTAAGAATCGATTCGCGCTGGAGAACGTTCTCGAGGATCTTTAACTCAGCAACCTTTGTTGGGTAATCGTGTTCGATTGTGACAGCAAAACGGTCAAGGAACGCTTCGCTCAAAATGTTCGAACCGATGTAGCGACCATCGTCTGAGCCTTTGCCTTTTGTGTTGGCAGTAGCGATTACCGTGAAGCCAGGAGCAGGTTGA